GTTATTCAATAACCTACAACAAGGTGAATTGATAGCCGCAGAAGTGACGTTTGAAGATGAACAAGCAAATATATTAGAGCAAGCACCTGTATTGGTTGCACCGGTGGTGCCAATTGCCGCTTAATAAGGTCTTATTCGATTCAACTATCGAGCTTCATTTAGATATGGAGATGGTCGCTATTGAATCACGGGCTACCATTGTCAAGCTATTGCAGAACCTCGAAAAAGAGTTAATCGCAAAGGTAGCGGATGGCGTTTCGGACTGGAGCAAGGCGAGGATTGCCAAACAGCTTAGTGAAGCGGACGCAATCATCAGGCAGTATTACGATGATGCGGCAGGCATAGCGAGAGATACCACTACCAGCGTGGCGCAAGTATCAGCCTCAGCCACCGCAACGTCGTTGAGTGCAGCGGTAGGCGGTCAAGTGGCTATTGGTGTATTGCCAACATCCGCTTATCTGGAAACCCTAGCCAGTAATGTCATTGTGCAGGGCGCGACACAAAGTGACTGGTGGAATAGACAGTCAGGCGATACCCAGTTTAAGTTCCAAGCGGCCGTTCGTCAGGGCTTAGTCGGTGCCGAGACAACACCACAAATAGTCAAGCGTGTGCGTGATGTGATGGACTTGTCCAGGCGTAACGCGGAAACCTTGGTTCATACGTCTGTTCAATCGGTCGCTAATACTTCAAGGATGAAAGTATTTGAAGATAACAGTGATGTTATCAGTGAATTTGAGTATTCCAGCAGTTTGGACAGAAAAACTTGCCCTACCTGTGGTGCATTAGATAACAAACGCTGGGTAAATGGCACTAACAAGCCAGTCAATCATAGTATGGCATTTAAACAGCCTCCGATTCATTTTCGCTGCCGTTGTAGCTGTATTCCGGTACTAAAGACATGGGCTGAGTTGGGCATTACAGGGATAGATGAGCTTCCAGAATCAACGAGAGCGTCTATGTTTGGGCAAGTCACAGATAAAAGCTTCGAGGACTGGCTAAAGCGCAAGACGGAAACAGATCCCACGTTCGCTGATAGAACGCTTGGTAAGGGTAGGGCTGAGTTATGGCGTAATGGCAAGATTACAATGGATCAGATGATAAGCGGTGGAAAGCCGTTGTCGTTGGCAGAGTTGAAAAATAAGTATTTATAATCACCCAAGCCAGCTTAACCGCTGGTTTTTTTATGCCTAAAATTGCAATAAGTAAATATATTGCAAAAACTGCAATTATGTTATAATGCGCTCAAATCGTTAGGCGATTAACCGGGCTAGGCCTTCCAAATCCTTAGGGGACACAATGGACATTACACCAGAAATACAAGCGGCTATTGATGCGGCAGTTATCGCAGAAACAACCGGACTAAAGGCTAAAAATACCGACTTGCTTAATAAGAATGCAAAACTTATGAAAGGTCAAGAGATTGACCCGCAAACGGTAGTTGATCTTGAAGCGCAAGTTGACAAGCTACAAGGCGAACTCTCAGCCAGTCAGAAGTCGGCAAAAGAGTCAGTGAAAACACTGGAAACGCTACAAGGACAATTGAAAGCTGAAACAGGTTTTACACAGAAGCTTTTAATCGACAACGGCTTGACTGACGAACTTGTTAAAAATGGTGTAGCACCGCAATTTTTACCGGCTGTTAAAGCCATGTTTGCAGGACAAGCGCAGATCGTCGCAGAGGGAGATACACGGACAGCCAGAATTGGCGATAAGTCAGTATCCGAATTTGTGAAGGAATGGGCGGTCTCAGACGATGGCAAGCACTTTGTAAAGGCACCGGAAAATAGTGGTGGAGGCTCACAGGGTAGTGGGAACGGAACAACGAATCAAATACCGTTGACTTCGACGCAGAAAATAGCGGCGGGGTTGGCGCAACAAACTTAAAACTTAGGATGTAAAAATGGCAACTCAAACACTCGCAGAAGCAGCAAAGTTAATAAACAACCAGATCGTTCAAGGCGTAGCTGAGGACATCATCACTACCAACCCGATGTGGGCGGCGATGCCTTGGACTGGTTATGAAGGTCAAGCTATCCTTGTAAACCGTGAAAACGCATTAGGCGACGCGCAACACTTAGCGGTTGGCGGTACTATCACAGCAAAAGCCGCTGCGACCTTTACACAAATCCCATTCAGCGCAACCACTACCATCGGTGATGCTGAAATAAACGGCTTGGTCGCTGCACAGTCTACTTCTGCTGGTGTCAATCAGTTAGCCATTGAAATCAGCTCTAAAGCTAAATCAGTGGGTCGCTTATTGCAAGCCGGTGTTGCTACTGGCACAGGAACAGCTCCTGCATTGAACTCATTGCACAGCTTGTGTGATGCTGGACAATTCACCACAGCGTCGGCCGGTCAAGCGATTAGCTTATTGTTGCTCGATCAGTTGTTGGACTTGGTCAAGTCTAAAGACGGTCAAGTGGACTGGATCATGTTACCGGCTCGTACTCTACGCAACTATAAAGCTTTGGTTCGGGCGCTTGGTGGTATCACTGAAACAATGGCATTCACTATGCCAAACGGCACTACTCGCAATGTCTCTGTGTATGAGGGTATTCCGATGTTTCAAAACGACTACCTGTCTATTGCTGAAACCGCTAACGGTGCGGCTCTGACTGGCGGTGCTTTGGCTTCGGTTTATGCTGGATGTTGGGATGATGGCAGTAACAAGGTCGGTGTCTCCATGATTCATCCGATTAACGTACCTGCCGGTATTGCCATCGAAACAGTGGGCGTGGCTGAGTCTAAAGACGAGGTTATCACTCGCGTTAAGTCTTACTCAAACTTTGCCTCTTTCAACAGAAAAGGCATAGCCCGCTTAACGTCTATCAATAATTAGTCTATAAACGATGCCCATTTTAACGAGTGGGCATTTCTTAAACATCTAATTAGAGGATTATCATGCCTGAACTCAGTATCAAAGTACCCAGTACCGCCTCAACTCTAAGTGTTGCCATTTCAGGCACATCCGCACAATCACCGGCTCTGCTTAATATCACAGGTGCAGATATAAACGATGCCGCAGTGGTCATGGCTACTGTTGATTGCTTCGTGATAATCGGTGCGAATCCAACTGCAACCACCGCTTGCCTGCCTTTACTGGCGAACGTGCAGTACAGGTTATATGGTTGGAACGCTGGCGAAAAGATGGCGTTCATTACAGCCGGAAGTGTTGGCACAGTTTATATCACTCCATCCGCATAATGTTACAACTCGGCATTAGAGGGTTAGGCATAGCGCGGTTTAAATTCAACCCGCTGTCATGGTTCGCCAAAGGAGAACAAGGTGCATGGTACGACCCCAGTGACTTAACCACATTATTCCAAGACTCCGCAGGTACTCTACCCGCTGCCCTTGAGTATCCTGTCGGCTTGATGCTCGATAAGTCGAAAGGCTTGGCGCTAGGTGCTGAGTTGGTGACGAATGGTGACTTTAGTAATGGGTCTACGGGGTGGAGTTTAACTGCGATTAATGGTTCTGCTAGTAATGGTTCTTTAAGTGTGGCTGGCGGACAAGCATCAGTAACTAGAAACACAAATGATGCTTTTTTATATAGGACTGATGCTTTAGTTGGGGGCGGGAAAACATATATATTAACTTTTAATCTTATTTCAGGAACTATTCACTGCGGAGTATCATCATCTCCGTTTGCAATACCAACGACAATAAGCGGTAATATTTCAACGAGCGGAGTTAAGACATTTTATTTCAATCCAACAGCTACAGATTCTGTCGTTGCTTTCTGGCCTAGCAATTTATCTAGCACTGTAGTCATAGACAACATCAGCGTCAAACAAATCGCAGGCAACCACGCCTTCCAAGCCACCTCCGCTAACCGCCCGATACTGAGTGCGCGTGTGAACCTATTAACTAAGACGGAGGATTTTAGTGATGCGGTTTGGATTAAAGGTGGAGGATGTACTGTTACTGGAGCTAATATATTAAATCTTCCTAACCTAAATAGTTATGTTCATCAAGCTAATGCTTTAAATATTGTTGTCGGTTTAAGTATAACTGTAAACATAACATTAAGTGGCACAGGGACTACTAGGCAATGGTTTAATTTATATGGCACAAATGGAAATAGTTTTGTTGATGGGCCGGCAATAACTTTAAGTGATACCCCAACTGTTTACTCCTACAAGATAACCTCGTCAGTAGTAAATCAAAATATTAGTATCTATATTGGTAGGGGTTTTTTAGCAGATACTACTACATTAACCGTAGGTAAAGTTGATGTACGCCCCACCAACGCAGGCGCACTACTACCACCTTATCAACGTGTCAACACAGCATCAGACTACGACAGTGTAGGATTTCCGCTGTATCTCAAGTGTAACGGTACATCCAGCGCAATGTCTACTAACTCCATTGACTTTACGGCTACGGATAAGATGACTGTGGTGACTGGGGTGCGGAAGTTGGTGGATGCAGCTAATATGTTAATGGAGTTATCGTCAACATCAGCACACGATAGTTTTTTTTTAACATCTCCATACTCATCAAGTAATTATGGTTTCGGAACGGGTGGGGGAGCTGTTCTTAATTCATCATACACAACTCCAAGCACAAATATTATATCTAACTCAGTTGATAGAGTTATTGATGGGTTGCAGCTTACTTATAATAATATGAGGGTTAATGGTAGTACGCCTACAACTAGAGCAACTTCTGGAAATACTACTATTGCTGGGTCTCAAAACTTCGGTAACTACCCACTCTACTTATTTGCACGAGCAGGCACAAGTCTACAATTCAACGGCCAATTCTACGGTGCTGTAATCCGAGGCGCACAATCTGACACAGCCAGCGTTACTCAAACCGAGAACTACATGGCGACTAAAACAGGAATCACTTTCTAATGACAAATTTCACCAACTGCACGATTATCGTTTTAGCCGCAGACAGAACCAAAGCGCAAGACGTAACGACTGACCAGTACTTTAACGCACAAGCTAGTTCAGATGGACAGCTTCCAGTGACACATTACTTTACATCCGGCCCATTCAGCAATGACGAAGTGGATGCCATCGTAAATACAGCTTGGCCTAAATGGGTGCGCTCAGACGATTGGCAATCAGCGCTGTCAGGCTTGGGCTTAGTGCAGGTTATACCTGAGATTGATCCGAGTGTTGTTTTAACTGTACCAGCTGAGGAAGCTATCTAATGGCGTTAGTCGTTGAAACTGGCACAGCATCAGCAACCAGCGAAAGCTTTAGTAGTGTAGCGGATGCGTTGGCCTATTTCACAGCGCGTGATAATGCTGCATGGTTGGCTTTAACGACAGCACAACAAGAGGTAGCATTACGCAAAGCCACTGATTACATGGAGGCGGTGTATTCGCAACGATGGGCAGGCACTCGCACGACATCAACACAAGCGTTGTCGTGGCCTCGTTACAGTGTATTCGTGAATGGCTATGTCACGTCTAGCAGTGCGGTGCCAAGAGCCATTGTTAACGCTTGCTCAGAGTTAGCATTAAGAGCGTCAGCCGGTGAATTATTAAGCGATTCGACACAACAAAAAACCCGAACCAAGGTGGATGTGATCGAGGTTGAATTTGATAAATACT